ACAGCCCCAGCAGGCACCGCAGGCACAAATGCCCGTCGCCCCGCAACCGCAGCCGACCGCGGCTCAGAAGAACATGGAGTACCTGCGACAGCAGGCCATGCGAACTCCGAGCCAGCGGCCGGCCGTGACAACCGACGCAAGAGTTCCCTCGAAGCCGATGACGTTTGAAGAGCGGCTGCTGGCCAGCGCTCAAGACCAAGGACTTCTCTGAACCTTTTTTGAGGAAGTAACAGAATGGCCTCGCCCACCGACTGGAGCCGCGTTATTGGGGTAACGATTGTCAATCATCTCCGCGAGGAGGAGTTGGCGACGTTCCGCAAGTTCAAGGTCTTCGCCATGCTGGAGTCGTCCGGCAACGTGGTGATGAACCAGTCGGGTCGAGGCTTTGACTGGAACGTGCGCTTCCGCAACGCGCCGGTCACGGGTAACACGGGCGACACTCCGCGTACCTTCAGCCGGGTCAACATGTGGAAGCGGGCCTCCCTCCCTTGGAGGGGGTTTACGACCAGCGATGCGATTTATAGGCGCGAGATGCTCGAAAATCGCGGCCAGCAGGCGCTCGTTGACGTGGCGTCGAAGATGGCCGAGCGGCTGAAGGAGTCGCTTGAGCAGCACCTGTCGTACCAGCCCTACCGGGACGGCAACGCTGCCGGCGCGGAGAATGATTTCCACGGGATGGAGTCGTTCCTGGGCTTCACCGCCGACACCACGGTGAACGAGTCGAGTGCTTCGGTCGCTGCGAGCCGCAACTCCAGCAACACGGCCGACCGCTACGGCTTCCCGGATGACAACTACGCCGACCTCTCGACTCGGCTGGGATACTACGGTGGCGGCCGCATCGGCGGCGGCACCGGGACGTGGCCGAATGTGCCGGTTGATCCCGAACTGGACTGGTACAGCCCGGTGATCATCAACTACAACGCCACGTCGTTCGGCGCCCAGAACTGGAAGGGCAACTGCGTGTCGGCTCTCCGCGAGGGCATCCACCAGTGCAAGCGGAACGACACGAAGGAGAGCCAGATCGACATGGTTCTCCTCGACCGGCAGTTGTACATCCAGTTCCTCAACTCCTTCCAGGATAGGGAGCGCATCATCATCTCCAAAGAGGACGGCCTCAAGGCGATGGGCTTCACGGACGTGGTGACCCTCGATGGTGTCGAGATTTCGAGCGAGTACGCGGTGCCGACCGGCCGCGGCTACGGCTTCAGCATCGGCAACATGGAACTGCGTTGCCTTGAGAACCAGTTGATGGTGGCTGAAGGCCCCTTCTATTCGGAAGAGACGCAGTCCTATCGTTATGCCTGCTCGACCCTCGGGAACTTCCGTTTCCGTTCGCCGCGCAATTTCTTCGCCCTCGCCCCCATCACCGCCGCTGCCTGAGACAAGGAGACACGTTAGCATGTCGAGCATTTTCAGTGATCCGTTCTTCCGTCGTGGCACGACGCTGCTCGGTGGCGAAACCATCGAACGCGACGCCAGCAACAATCCGATTGCCGGTACCGAGATCGTCGGCCAGGTCAAGGTGTTCCAGGACGCGGTGCCGACCGGCATGGGCGAGCGCCGCAGCAACCGGCTCGTCTACTGCGTGGCGGCCCGCTACAAGGGTTCGGACGTGACGGACGCCTCGACGTTGGCCGGCGAGGTCTTTGCCTTCGACGCAACGGCGCCGCTGACCGAGTTCGCCACGTCGAACGCGAAGGCGACGGCCGCAAACGCCAACTCGGGGCTAATGCTCGGCGTGCTTGACGAGTATCTGACGGGTTCGCTCCGCGCGAACGACATTGTCTGGCTTGTGGTCAAGGGGCCGACGAGCATCAAGCAGACGGCTGCGGCGATCAACGCGGGCGTGGCGGTGCATGTATCGGGTACGGCCGGCTCGGTTTCCGCCGCCGCCGGGGCCGGTGCCAGCACGGTCGCCATTGGTCAGCAGATCGCCGGCAGCAATTCGGCTGCCGCGGTCGGCCTCACCCGCGTCAACCTCATGAGCGATTACGTCTGACGCTTCCATCTGCTGCAAGGTGGGCAAAAGCAGCCTGCGGGTGATCCCCGCAGGCTGTTATGCTTTACTGGCATGGACACCCGTACATGCTCTATCTGCGCTAACTCTTACCCCCTGGACAAGCAGCACTTCCGCTGGCGAGTTCAGGACGGGAAGGGGTACTTCACGGCCGAGTGCGTCCTGTGCCGCCGCAATGCCCGCAAGAAGGCCCAGGAGCGTAAGAAGCAGAAGCAGGATGCTTCGCTCCGCAGGGTCGAGGACGCGGGCGTACGGGCCTTCCTGGATGCCGTCACGAAGGGCGGCTCCAACGTCCCACACTCGGCCGAAGTGATCGAGCGGGTATTCGACTACTTCGGCGGGGTGTCAGGGTTTTCTGCCGTCCTGGTCAAGCAGTACTGGGACAGCCCGGCGGGGAGTTCGGCCAGAAACAAGTTGCTGGAAACCATTTGCCGGCTGGTGTCCAAGAACGTTGACCAGGGCGGGGCCAAGAAGCCCGTGTCCCTGTGGACGGAGGAGGAACTGGAGCAGGAACTCAACAAGCGGTTCGAGCAAGCCGTAGCCGTAGTCACAGGAACAGTCATCCATGTCGAGCAAGCCCAAGTCGTCACCAGGCGGATCACCGCGCAAGAAGCGGAGCAGTCATCCGATCCAGCAGCCGCCGTCGCTGCCTACCGTGCCGACGCTGACCAAGTTCGAGCGGGACTCCCTCAAGGAGATTCAGGGGGAGTTGCGGGATCGCAAGTCCGAGGCCCTGCGGCTCTATAGGCCCAACGCAAACCAGGAAGCGATTCACGCTTGCAACGCGAGCGAAATCCTGGTGATCGGCGGCAATCGGTCTGGCAAGTCTCTTAGCACGTTCGTGGAGGACGCCCGGTGTGTGACCGGGCAAGATCCGTACGACAAGTACCCCAAAGAGAACGGCATCCTCGTTATTGTCGGAAAGGATTGGAAGCACATTGGCCTGACCGTAGTGCCGATGCTGTTTCGTCCGGGGGCGTTCAAGATCATCAAGGACGAACAGACAAAGGAGTGGCGGGCCTACAACCCACAAACCGACTCGCATCGCCGCGACGAGTGCCGCCCCGCCCCGCCGTTAATCCCCAAGCGGTTTATCAAGAAAACCAGTTGGGTGCTGAAGGCAGCCAATTACATGCAGTGCTGCACGCTGCACAACGGGTGGGAAATTCACTTCTTCTCCAGCGAAGGCGAGCCAGTTCAAGGCTTCCAATGTGACCGTGTCCACATTGACGAGGATATTAACAACGAGAATTGGGTGCCGGAACTCTTGGCCCGTATCGTTGACCGTCGTGGAAAATTCTGCTGGTCGGCCATGCCGCACTCGACCAATAACGCCCTCCTGGGCTTGAAGGAGCGGGCTGACGCAAGCGAGCAGGCCCTAGGCGACAAATCCAGCATCCGGCAGTTCAAACTCCGGTTTCTTGACAACCCCTACCTGGACGCCGCCGAGCAGAAAAAGAGTATCGAGCGATGGGCGGCCGTGGGCGAGGACGTGCTTCGCATGCGTGCGGAGGGTGACTTCATCACGGACTCCGTCCTGGTCTATCCCACGTTCGACATGCGGATTCACGGCATCACCAGGGACGAGTTACCGGACAGGGTCGTGCCGGATACATGGTGCCGCTACGTCGCCATCGACCCCGGCCACGCCGTCACGGCCGTGCTGTTCCTGGCCGTGCCGCCCGGCGAGGACTACTGGCTCTGCTACGACCAGTTGTATCTGCGGCAGTGCAACGCCCAGATTTTCGGGCAGGAGTTCGAGAAGAAGGCACGGGGCCGCCACTTCCACGCCTTCATCATCGACGCCCACGGCGGCCGGCTCCGGGACATCGGCTCGGGGCGGCTGCCGGTCGAGCAATATACGGAGCAGTTGGTGAACCGCGGCATCCGCTCGCAGATCACCGGAGCCAGTTTCCTGGCCGGCTGCGACGACATTATCGCACGTTGCGAATCCACCCGGAACGCCATGCACATTCGTCCGGTCGGCTCGCCATTGCTGCGGGTCTTGCGCGACTCCTGTCCCGACCTGGAGCGGGAACTAAAGCGCTACCGCAAGATGGTGAACTACGTTGCTGGAACGGCCATCGTGACAGACCGGCCCAACACCAAGGGCGAGGTTCACTTGTGCCAGTGTCTCGAGTACCTCTGCGCCTACCGCCCCAGTTACCACGCCCCGCCGGCCAGGACATCCGAACCAGAGCCATGGTGGGTGAAGTGGCAAATCGAGCGGAAAAAGAGGCTGACAGACCAACACGGCTCGTATGTACTGTTAGGCCCACAAGGAGGAAACCCCAGTGACTTCAACTGACTGGCGCATGCCCAAGCCGAGCATCGGCGACGTAGTCCTCTTCAGCAAGGACTTGGCGGGTTTTTCCAGCCCAACGGTGGGGTGGGTTATGCAAGAACCCGGTGACTCGACCATAAGCATCGTGACGTTTACGCCCACCGGCTACTCGATGGTCTACAACAGTTGCCACCACCGGGACGACCCGGCACTGAAGCAAGACCACGGCTGGCAGGACTTGGGCGTATGGGACTTTGCACCGTCCACGCTCGCTATGCGCGAGTTGACGGTACCCGCCGAGGTCAAGCCCAGTGGCAACAAGCCTGCCAAGTAGTAATCCGCTTCGGCAGATAGTCACCACTTGGGTCAAGAAACTCAAGGCGGCCCAGGACTACAAGAAGCCGTTTGCGGACGACGCCAAAGAAGCCAGCCAGTTCTTTGACGGCGAACACAACTGGATGTGGCGGGACTCCTATGCCCGTGGCGAGCGAGGCTACAACTCGTCCATCGCCCCGCCTGCCTTTCGGATGCAACTCAACAAGGTGTTTGAGTTGGTCGAGATTTTTGCGGCCGTGATCTACCACCGGAACCCGGTGCGGACGGTCACGGTGATGGACTACCCCGACGTGCCGCTCGACACGGTGGGCCTGCAAGAGCCGCTCGGCATGGACGGCCAGCCGAGTCCCGAGCAAATGCAGATCATTGAGGTCGTCAAGGCGGAGGAGGAGGCCAAGACCAAGCGGAAGATGTCGGCCACGCTCCTGGAGGCCTATCTGAATTGGACGCCCGTGGAACTCGACCTCAAGCGGCAATCCCGCAAGGTCGTGACCGAAGCCATGATCAAGGGCGCCGGAGTGTTCTGGACGGAAATGAACATCGTGGACGTGTCGGCGGATGCCAACATCCCCCCGATGAAGACCATCGGCTCGTTCTACGACACCATTGACAACCTCCTCATCGACCCCGACTTCGACAACGAGGACGACATGCTGTGGTGCGCCCGCAAGTGCGTGCGGCCCATGGCGGAGGTCGCGGAAACCTACGGCATCCCAATCGAAGATTTGCAGAAGCACTTCGACACGGACGCCCCGCGGCTGCGGAAGGAGCCGGGCGACAAGAAGCGGAAGGAAACCACCAACCAACTGGTGACCTTCTACAAGATTTGGTCGAAGACCGGCATGGGGGATCGGCTGAAGGACGCCCCGAAGGAGAACAAAGGTGTATTTGATCCTGTTGGCCGCTATTGCTACTTGGTTGTTTGTGAAGGGGTTCCGTATCCGCTTAACGTCCCGCCTGGGGTACTCCAGGAAGAAGTGGACGAGCAGACGGGCCTCCCGGCCAGCGTATTCACCCGTGTTGCATGGCCCATACCGTTCTATGCGGAACCAAACGGCTGGCCGTTCACCATGCTGGCGTTTCACCGCAAGCCAGGATACGCATGGCCAATAAGCCACATCCGGCCGGCTATCGGTGAACTTCGCCTGCTGAACTGGTGCTTTTCCTTCCTGGCCACCCGCATCGCCACGTCCTGCGAAACGGTCGTTGCCGTACAGAAGGCCGCCGACCAGACGATCAAGGATCAACTCCTCGCCCCATCCGAGGGCGGGTTCAAGATTATCGAGTTGTCGGAACTGCTGGGCCGGCGGGTCGAGGACATCGTCAGCGTGTTCCAGATGCCCCAGGTCACCAAAGACCTCTGGGACATCATCGCCGCCATCATGGAGCAGTTCGCCCAGCGCACCGGCCTGTCGGAACTCGCGTACGGCACGACGAAATCCCAGTTCAGAAGTGCCGCAGAGGCGAGCATCAAGAACGAGAACGTGAGCATTCGCCCGGACAACATGGCGAACGAGTTGGAAGACTGCATGTCTCTGCTCGCCCGGCGGGAGGCCCTGGCAGCCCGGTGGCTGCTCGAACCCCAGGACATTGCACCCGTCCTCGGGCCGCTGGGCGCCGCCGCCTGGGCGCAGTCCATCTCCAAGCAAGACCTCGTCACCCTGACCCGCGAACTGCTGTATCGCGTCGAGGCCGGCTCGGCCCGCAAGCCGAACAAGGCCAGCAAGGTCGAGCAGATGCAGATGGCCGTGCAGACACTTGGCCCGATCCTGTCTGGCCTCGTTGGGGCCGGGGTGCCTGGGCCGTTCAACGCCTTGATGAAGGACTGGGCCGAGTCCCTCGACATCGACGCCACGCCATACCTCCTACCACCGCCCGCGCCTCCGCCTCCTCCAGCGCCGCCCGCCGCCCCTCCCTCCCCGGTTGGCATGGCAGCGGAGGGGGCGGGGCGCCCCCCTGGACTGCCCGCACCTGAAGAACCGCTGCCGCCGCAGGCACCACCGGAACTCCAGCCGCAGTTCGATGGATAAGAAAACCGCCAAGCGGCACTGCAACCTGTGGACGCGCTACCGGATCACGGCGGCCGCGTTTGAGCAACTGGAGCAGCGAGCCGGCGGCGTATGCGAGATATGCCGCGAGGCCAAGCCGCTATGCGTCGATCACTGCCACGAAACCAAAGAGGTTCGCGGCCTGCTTTGCCGGCGGTGCAACAGGACGCTGGGAATGATGGGCGACACAAAGGAGGCAGTCCAGAGAAACCTGGACTACTTGATTAGCCATGAGCGAACTGCCGCACGACATCCTCCGAGCGGGCCAGGGGGCCATCGCTATGTACGAGCGATTGTTGCAACAAGGATACGGCCACCGCTGGGCGGAGATGTGTGCCTTGCAGTCCCCCCCGGCTACGAAGGGGACAGACAGGTCGTTCATGCAAGGGCGTTACAACAACGAGCAGTTGAGCGACATGCCGCCCGATCACGCCCGCAACATCATCACGCTGGCAAGGCGGGCCGGAATCAGCGTAAGCGGCAAATACTACGTCTCCGGGCTGGCTGACAACCGCGGCCCTGGCGATCCGGCGGCCTGGGTGGATTCCGTCCACGACGTGAAGAAGGTCGCTGCCGAGAAGAATCTGACCGTCCGCGGGGCGGTCGAGCAGCAGGGCCGCCCCATGCCCCGGCCGCAGAGCAAGGGATTAAGCGAGCGGCTAACCCGAGAACTCATGCGAGACGAGAAAAAGCGTCACCCGACCATGAAAAAGGGTGAGTTGCGTGAGTATGTGAAAGACAGGTACGGCCGGAAGCCAAAGTCGTGACGAATACCGCCCAGGACGTTGTCGCTTACCTGTTGTCCACCACGGGCGGCGGCGCCCAGGACGGGGAACACCAGGCCGTTCGGCAGGCCGTGATCAACGGCGTGCGCGAAATCATGCAATCCCGCCAGTGGCTCTGGCACATGCGTACCGGCTCGTTCATCACGAACCGGCTGGCCACGACAGGCTCCATCGTCCAGGGCAGCCGGGACATCACGGTGGCCGACCCGACCGGATTTCTTCCCGGCCGCACGGTGTCTGTTCCCGCCGAGTATTTCCCCACGCCGACCCGCATCGCCGCCGTTCGAGGCAACGTCGTCACCTTGGACGTGATGGCCAAGCAGACGATCAGCGGCATCCCAGTCCAGGCGGCGACCTACTACGACTTGCCGGCCGACCTCAAGGACATCGACACGCTGGTCACGAACACGGTCGGCACGCTGCACTGCTACATCACTCCGCAGGAGTGGCAGCGGCTGGAGATCAACACCCGTGGGGCTGGCGAGCCTTACTACTACACGATCATGCGCTCGGACGTGAATCCCGACCGCTATCAGATTCGCTTTGTCGGCGTGCCGGTCAACGACACGGTCGTGCATTACACCTACCGAGTTATCCCGCAAGCAATCAAATACATGGGATACGAGCGGCTGTGCCGGCAGGGAACGGTGGCCGTGTCGGTCAATGCAGACAACTTCCCGATGGTCAGCGGGGCGGGAACTGCCTTCCCGCAGGACTGCGCCGGGTGCTTCATTCGGTTTGGGGCCAACGGGATGGAGGCAGAACCGGCC